AGCAAGCAATCCGAGAGTCCAACGGTAAAGTAGGCACTACAGTTACTAAAGATAGCTTCGACTTTATGAAGGACCGCTTTGGTAATACTGATGAAGGTCAGAGGCTTCTTAACGCTTTCCGTCGTACTAATGTCCTCACCGAGATAAAGGCTGACGGACTAAAGGGTGGTGTCTCTCAGTTCACCGACACCTTCAACCCCATCCCTCGCATAGGCAGTTCCTACAACCCAATGGGTGCCGTGGCTGGCAACTTGAACACTGGTGCAGCTATTGCAACTGGTGGTCAGTCTCTGGCCGCACAGATACCTCTTGTAGTTGGTGGACGTGCTATTGATGCGGTTACTGGCAGACGTTCTAAGGTCAACCGCTTCGTCAATAAGAACTCAGGTAATGAGGGCCTTGGGCCTATCACAGGTGTAGACGTCGAAGGCTCTGCAAAGCGCCGTAAGGATGCTCAAAAGGCTCAAGAAGTTGCCCGTAAGCAAGCTGAGAGAGACGCTAAGGCTCAGGCGGCACAAGCTGGTAGAGATGCCAAGGCCCAAGCTGCACAAGCTGGTAGAGATGCCAAGGCTCAGGCAGCAGCAGCAAAGGTAGCTGAGAAGGAGCGTCTGGCACAGCTAAACGCAGAGCGTAACGTCAACGACATTACCAACGGACTACCACCACATAAGAAATCACCACGTGGTACTGTGTTCATGGCTGTCAGCGAGGCTACAGGGTTAAAGGTTGGCAAGGACGGCATGACCGCTCCTGAGATTGACGCATTGATTGCAAAAGCCATGACTATTGCAGGAACAACCTATGCTAACGACCCTATTATCTCCCGTGCTCTAAAAGAGTATCAGCAGCATCTAGCTACTGGACGTATGTCTAAAGAAGGGTCGCCACTAAACTCAGTTACAGCTTCCATCAAGAAAGTTCTGACTGAGATTGACCCAAGCATCATTCCTCAGACAAAGACGTCTCCTAAAGGTCCACCACCTCTGTCTCCACAGGCGGCACGTGGTAAAGCCGAGAACGAAGCCTTCCTAGCTACGCTTCGGGATAAGATGCAGTCCGATAATACAATCTCTGAGGCTGACCGTAGTGTTCTAAATACTGCATACGACAATCTGAAGATGAACCTTGGCAAAAACCCTCTTGAAGGTGCCGAAGGCATTGTAGGCACTGCTGTTGCTAAACTAAGTGACCGCAGTCTTGTAGAAACACACTTGGCCCCCTACATTAACAGGGTAAGACAGCAGCAGAAGGGTACAGATGTTACTATACAGCCAGAACCCAGTGAGCCAGCAGGAAATCCAGCGCCAGTGGAGCCAACTCCAGTGGAGCCAGCACCAGCCCCACCCGCAGGGCCTATACTTCAGCCAACTCCAGCAGAACCAAAGCCCAAGCCTAAACCAAAGCCCAAGCCAACTCCTAAAGACGTAAATAAGAAAAAGCCTCAGGCTAAGGCGATCATTGAGATTGGTAAAAAGGGCTCAAAGTATGAGAACGGTATCCAAGACTGGGACTTAGCTCTTGAAGCTGCGAAAGACCTTGGCCTTTTAGTAAATATCTTCGGTAGTGGTACGGGGATGGCCAAAGGTGCGAGAGCAGTTGGATATAAGTTTGAAGAGGGTACTAGAGGCTTCTGGCACCCAAGAGGCTCTAAAGGAGGCGCTGGGGGTACGATATTTGGTGTTAAGCCTGGTGGTACGTTCAAGGGTAAGAAAACCACGACAGTTGAGTCTCTATCTACAATGCTACATGAGATTGCACATGGGGTAACTCTAGGTCCATTAGACGGCGAAACTTCCGCTGACTTTAGGTTTAGAGAGAGCACAGCACGTAACAAACTTGCAAAGGTTTCTAATGATCGATACCCCGCAGGATCATTTGTTGGCAGTGCGATCATGCCCCTTCTTTCTGGCTCAGGTTTTGATATTAACCACCCAGTTGTTCAAGAAATCAACAATCTACAGAGAAACATAAGTGTTACTCTAGGTGATGATTCAAAAGCGGTCAGAATATTCCAAAAGATCGCTAACCTAAACAGCCCTGCTGCGAAGCAGTACACTAAGTACGCCAACAACTTCGCTGAGTTCGCAGTAGACCCTGTGTGGGTCTATATGTTTGACCCAGCCATGGCCAAGCAGCTGATGCCAGAGACAACAGCATTGATCCGTAAGGAGTTTGCTAAAGCTGGTAACAAGCAAATCCAGTTCTACAGCCACCCATTTGCAACCATACTTGCTGTGGTATCCGCTATGGGACTGCTTGCAGCTGCGTCAGACGATGATGATGAGGAGCCTATGATGGCCCCTGGTATTCTGTCTGCATAACCACGGGGCCCCTTAGTTGGGGCCCTTGTCAGTCCAAGGAAGCAAAACACACATGAATAAAACAGCATATGACTTGATGCCCTTTCTCAGGGACATCGAGGCAGTAACTACGTCCACATCATTGTCTCAAGTCCAGAAGGACACAGTGTTGGCAGAGATGCGCTACGCATTACCAGCCCCTGTATTCTGCAAGTCGTGCCTAGGCACACTCGCGTTAATATCCAGTATGTTAGGAACAGACAGTGCCAGTACCAAAGAACCCAAGAAAGAAGTCGCCAAAGGCCGAGCTAAAGTACCCACAAAAGGCAACGCCAAAGGCAAATAACTACTTCACAAACCTGATGAAGACCGAGGAGGGCAGGGCCCTTCGAAAACAGTGGTCAACAAAAAAGCGTAAGAACGGTGGTCGCCCCCAAGGCACCCCTGACGGATATACGCTAGAGGCCATCACCCCCATTCGAGAACAGGCAAAGAAAGATGCTGAAAGGATTGTAGCTATCATGGCTGAAGACAACAAAATCGACGATGTGTATGCCATTGAGGCACTCAAAGCAGCAGTCGAAATCATGCGTGAGCCTGGCCAAAACAGGGACAGACTTACAGCCGCACGAATGGTCTTGGACTTTACTAAGACGAAACCTGCCGCAAAGAGCGAAGTGACCATCGGTAAAGCCGAAGCCTTCTTGGAGTCGCTCTTAGTAGCCGACCCAGAAGAAGAGCAAACTGATGACGATGGAACCCAAACTTAAAGAGATACGCCGTAAACTCTACGACGACTTCTCCTTTTACAGTAAGTCCGCACTGAAAATCCGTACCAAAGATGGCGACATCAAGCCACTCAAGCTGAAACCTGCCCAGCGCATCCTCCAAGATGCTGTTGAGAAGCAGATGAAGTCTGAGGGCAAGGTACGGATTATCATCCTCAAAGCACGTCAGCAGGGACTATCGACCCACGTAGGCGGCTACCTCTACTTCAATGTTTCTCAACGTAAAGCCTGTAAGGCCATGGTTGTTACACACCACTCTGACAGTACCCGTGCTCTCTTTGATATGACCAAGAGATACCACGACAACTGCCCAGAGTTACTAAAGCCCCACACCAAGTATTCATCCCGCCGAGAGCTTACATTTGACGTCTTAGACAGTTCTTATGTTGTTGCTACGGCTGGTGGTGAAAGCATTGGGCGAGGGGAGACATTAACACACGTTCACGCCTCTGAGCTTGCCTTCTGGCAGAAGTCCACTGCTCTAGAGAACTGGAACGGTATGACCCAAGCGGTCCCTAACAAGCCTGGCACTGCTATATTTGTCGAGAGCACTGCTAATGGCGTAAGTGGCATCTTCTACGACCTCTGGAAGGGCGCTGTCGATGGACTGAATGGCTACGTTCCTGTTTTCATTCCTTGGTTCCTTGATCCAGAGTACCGAGAGAATATACCTGAGAACTTCGAGCGTACACCAGAAGAAGACGAACTGTGTGATAGGTATGACCTAGACGACGAGCAGCTTATGTTCCGTCGCCGTAAGATTGCTCAGAACGGCATCGACTTGTTCCGTCAAGAGTACCCAGCAATCCCAGAGGAAGCCTTCCTGACAACTGGTCGTCCAGTGTTTAACCCAGAAGGTTTGCAAGAGAGCCTATCGAACACAAACGAGCCCACATCCCGCCTAGCTTTAGAGGCCGAAGAGTGGCTTGAGAATGTCCGTGGCGAACTAACCTTATACAGAACCCTAGTCCCAGGTGAGCAGTACACAATCGGTGCTGACGTTGCCATGGGTGTGCGTGGCGGAGACTATTCCGTTGCTCAGGTTCTAGACAGCAAGAAGCGGCAGGTTGCGACCTATCGTGCCCAAGTTCATCCAGATTACTTTGCGACTGTCCTCTACAGGTTAGGTGAGTTCTTCAACTTCGCCTTCATTATTGTTGAGAACAACAGTCACGGTATTCTGACGTGTACCCGTCTTGGTAAGGACATGGCCTATCCTAATTTCTACACAGAAGTGCAGATAGACAAGTTGACGGAGAAAGAGACCCTAAAGCTGGGTTTCACCACCACATCCAAGACAAAACCCCTGATTATTGATGAACTCAGGGCCTCAGTTCGAGAGGGAAAGATCGAGCTAAACGATAAAGTCACGATCCGCGAGATGCTCACCTATATCGTCACACAGAGTGGCGGCATGGAAGCTGAAGCTGGATGTTTCGATGACTGCGTAATGTCTTTGGCCCTAGCAAACCACATCCACGAAGGTGCTTGGGAGCCAATAGAAGCAGTCGATGATTTATACATTGAGATGGTTTAATAATGAAATCAGAATATACAGAACTTGACGATGACAAGATTGTCTCAATCGTACAAACGAACTTGAGGCGTTCCATTGGATACCATGACAGCGAGTTGAGTCGGGAACGACAGCGTGTCATGGATTACTACTCTGCCAAGTTACCTAAGCCAGCTCATGACGGTAATAGTAAGTATGTATCTCAGGATGTGTATGATGCTGTTGAGAGCATGAAGGCAGCACTGCTGGAAACCTTCAGCACTGGTAACAAGACGCTACGCTTCAGCCCTCAGGGCCAAGAAGACGTGGTAATGGCAGAGGTGTGTACCGAATACACAGACTACGTTCTACACCGTCAGAATAACCTGTTCGAAGTAATGCAGACTGTCATTCACGATGGTCTTATTGCCCGTGCTGGTGTTGCTAAAGTCTTCTGGCATCAACAGTCTGAAACCAGCTTGGAGTACGTTGAGAACCTTACAGAGGAAGAGCTTGATCTAGCCCTGTCTGGTGAGAATGTAGAGATTGAAGAGTTGGTTGAGGATGAGTACGGACTATACACAGGCGAACTGCGTGTATCCCGTGACACCTCACAAGTAAGCGTTGAGGCAGTAGCTCCAGAAGAGTTCCTAGTAGAGCCACAGTGCAAAGACCTTGAGTCTGCTTCTTTCCTCGCCCACCGAACTCGTAAAACTCTGTCAGAGCTAATTGAGATGGGCTATGACGAAGAGCTAGTCGCTGACATCACTGATGATGAGGATGACTTCGATAGTGACCCTGAGATACTGTCTCGCTTCGATGACATCGGTTCAGACCGAGGGTTCAAGACTAAGGGCTATCAGCGCCAGACACGCCAGGTGACTGTTGTTGAGGCATACTGCCAGCTAGACTTGGATGCGAAGGGTACTACAGACCTATATCGCATTGTCACTGCTGGTAACGTGATGTTGGAGAAAGAGATCGTGGCACGTCTGCCCTTCGTGGCCTTCGTTCCACTCCCGATCCCACATGCGTTCCACGGTAACAACTTTGCTGACAAGCTGATTGCTATCCAGAACGCCCGTACAGTCCTCACA